GACGTTGCTTAATGAGATCAACAAGACTTTTTGACGCCCACACGTCGTACGGTGACGGTTGTACGGGAATTAAAACGATGTCCGAACATAGGATAGCTTTGACGCTCATTTCGGTAACTTGAGGCGCACCATCAATAAATATTAGATCGTAGCGATCTTTAAACTTTTGGATGTCCTTGTTTAATGTCACACGGTCTAAACCGATCACATCCAGCAGATTCCCATTACCATTTACGTGCCAATCCCGAGCCGAACCTTGTGGGTCAGAATCAACGAGCAACACACTATAGCCGACATTCTGAAACGCTCTAGCAATATTTGTGGTTAATGTGGTTTTACCGACGCCGCCCTTTTCGTTCAATATAGAGATAATCATTTATAGATTCCAAGTTATGAAGTTTTCTATATATCATTAAATCTACATTGAAGCTATCTGTTTTCTAACAACACGGTTCCAATCGCGGTACGCGGTAGCCGTTGCAATCCATGACTTCATTACCTGATCGGGGGTGGATTTAGCCGTCAATGTCTTTATGGGTAAAATCGGATCAGCGGGAAGGATGACTTTAGGACACTCATAGGCTATAGGCTGCACTGTGTTACATGAAGTTAAATTACAAATAGCTATACTTAAAGTTAATGCCTTAAACAAAATTATGGGCTTCATTAATGCCCCATGAGATAGCGTCGTCACAATTTTTTGATACTTCGGCATTCATAATTACCTTAACGTCTTCTTGCGATTTTTCCATATCGGCTTTAGCTTGCTTATCTGCTTCTTGCGCTCTAGCGTTATCTATTTTCGAAATGGCTTCCATCGTAGCTATTTGGGTTTCCAACCGCATCACTTGACGCCTAGACATATCCCAACCCATACCGAGTATCGCACTTAACACGGCTAGAATTATAATAGAGATCGTAAAAAATTTATCGATCATGCTTTGGGTTCCGTATCTTTTTTCATGTAGAGATGAATGCCAAAACCGACCGCCATAGCCGCAACACCGCTCGCAAAATCCATAGGCACCCACGTTTTATTAATGCAAAAATTAATAATTGACATTGCGAAATAAACAAAATGGCTAAAGAAACATAAAACGCGTGCATTATCATAAGTCTCGTTATCGATCCCGGTCAGGATGTCTTTTAAAATTTTCATTGGTTAAGCGCTCGTCTAACCCATCCGCGAAAATTCGGGATTTGCGATTCGTCCTCATCGGTAATACGCAGATAGTGGTTAATGGCTTCAAGTCTTATTCGATTACTAAACCAACCATCGGATAGCGAATTGATTGCGTTTATAGTTTCGGTACCCATAACGCCATCAACCGTCGCATGAATTAGCCCACGGCCACAAGCATTAACGGCTATCTGTATGATATGCACCGCTGGTGCTGCGCCCATATTCACGATCATAAAAAATAACTGATTCGCGATACTTTGGCTTTCGATCATTTCAAGATTATATTTTTGCCAAAAATCAGTTTCCAGAATCAGCAAGGCTTTTTCTTCGGTAAGATTAATAATGTCCACATCTGGATAACTGCGCTGGCTTATACCGTATTTCGTTAAACCGCCTTTATCAGACGGAGAGTTAACGATCTTGTCGTATCCCTCCGCTTTGATAATTAAGGATGCTACTTTTGAGAATACCGCTCCCATATTCACGTCTCCTAAATATATTTAATACATTTAAACGTAACCATGGAGGGCTGTATCACGTTAAACGCCGCTCCATTACCTGTGGGTAAAGTAGTAGCGCCAGCATTGACAGAACCGGTCGAGGGTACAAAACCGCCCGGTGTGGATGAAACTTGGATATTAAAATACCCGTGAGTATGTTGTGCTAGTTCATTGACAGTTTGGGAGTGGCTTTCCTGTCCGCCGTATTGACCGACGTTATCGCCCACACCAAAAGGATCGACACTCGCAGTACCGCCAGAACCCATAGCCGTACGTCTTCTAGCGTCAGGGATATTGAATGTCGTAGTTCCGTTGCCATTGCCCCAAGGGAAAAACTTTATTGAACTTGCGCCGCTACCTGTTGCGGTATGTGACATTGTGATACTTGTTCCGGAAGTAATAGAAGCGACTGTCGTTGAAGCTGGAATATTTGTACCTTCAATCGGCATGCCGACATACATATTCGAGGTATCAGATAGACCGGTAACAGTATTTAACGTATTGGTAAGCGTACCAGTTTGCGTGAATGAAATAGCCGCCAATAACCCGGCGTAAGTCGTACGACTTATCGCGCTACCGTTACAATTCAAGTAACCCGTTGGCGCAGTAGGTGAGGCAAAATCAATAATCGTACCGACTGGCACACCTTGCGTGGCGCCACTAATCACGATCCATGTCGAATCCGTCCCCGGAGTCGCCGTATTCGCTGCTACTTGGTTTTCGTAAAGTACATCTAAATATCGTACTCTGGCATAGATAGCATAAGGAAATGACGAGCCTAAGTTGTCAGCCGCGGTAATCCAGTTTGGCACACCGAATTGTTGATACTCTTGCAAGTTATTTGTAATGTCGAAAAATAACTGATTCATCTGACCGCGTGGAATAGGGAGCGCGGTAGGGTCAGTCAATAAATTTAACTCGTAAGGGTCTGTCCATCCTGCAAAATAACTAACAGAACCATCACCAGCCGCGATCGTGGGAATAGTCGTAAGGTCATCAGCATTTTGGCCGAAAGGGTAAACATAATAGTAGGTTGACATCGAGCTGACTCCGTTAGCTAAATTGAATATATTATACCAACGCCCGCGGGTCTTGGTAAGACTCCGAGGGTCTGGATGATTTCCAATAATTGCGAATTAAAATCGGGTGTTGTGAATACATAAGTGATCGTCATATCGAGATTATCTTCCGCATAAATCGTACCCGCATAGCCAATATTCGATGTTTCAATTAGATAATTAAGGAAATTATTTATTCCAGTAATCGGCGGATTTGTACCGGCTAGCGCAGTAGGATTACTGATCGCACCCGCGGTATACAATTGATAGTAACGTAATCTTAATAAGAATCTTTGTTCTTCTAAAGTGAGCGTTAATATCTGCCCTCTTGTAGAAAAATTAGAATGACCGAAGTTTAGATACGTATTCTCTAAAGTTGGCCACGCTCCAACAATAGCGTTAAATCCCCATAGCGGTTTGTCGTCTGGTTCAATTGGTTGATTAGTATAAAGTGGAACGTTTAATATGTATGACCAAACAGAAATCCCGAACGCATTAGCGGTCAATAAATTAAAAACATTCGTATACCAGTCTATCCAGAAATCCGCGTTATTTAAAATATACCAATCGTTTTTTGCGTCGATCAAACCGGCGAGATGTTTAGTTTCATCGTATTGCCAGATAATCGTTTGCAACAAATTCACTGAATAGTCAAATTGCTGAATTCTCATACTTGAATGACCGTAATAAATGAAGCCGAAGTTATCGCTTGTTGCCATACTTTGATTGGTAATTCTGTAGTTTGATACACGGCGCTTTGAGTAAAGGTCAGTATCTCGGTTGCGCTCAATGTCGAGGTATTAGATAACGTTAAGCCAGTCGATCCGACCAAACTTGCTACGGTAGTACTGGACGGAATACCCATACCGACTACGCCCATCCCTACCAATATGTCAGAGTTATAAGTTAGTCCAGTCACGGTATTAAACGTATTAGCAATCGTGCCTTGCTGCGTAAACGATACCTTAGCGATTTCAACTTTTTGGACAAATAACCCCGGAACTAAAATATTAACCGCTCCGGCTATTTGGAAGGGGGAAACATCCGCACCGACCACAAAGCCTGACTCGCTCGGGATAGTGCCATTGGCATACGCTAGAACGGCATTTATGACAGCCTGTTGTACGTTTTGAACGGAGGTAAATTGATGGACGGTTACTTTAATGCTAACGGTCACGAATGACGGCGTGTCGAAAAGAACTGGTATGACTTGACCGCTAAATGGATTCGTATAGTTCACGGACTGCGGAATACCTAATCCGTTATTGTAAGCACAACCGGCGCTTTTTTTATTCGTGAGTGTTTCTGCAATTGAAGCGAGGGTCGCCGTTCCCGCCACGCAGGTATATAGCGAATTAGCTACCATTGGAACGCTATTTATGGTAGCGGGGGAACTGGTTGCATTTTCTTGGAATGTTAAACTTGTTACGCCTGACGTCAATAGCAAACCTGCGATAATTGCTTCCGCTATGCCCACGCCCTGCGCCGCTAATGCGTTACTTCGGAGTAACCTAGCTTGTACATCGGATTGTGTAGAAACGCCTTGTACTGCATCCAATGGATTTGTGACCGTTTCCCATCCGAGAATGTTACTTACGATTGTCGTTAGCGTGTTTGCTAACCCGGGTATTGGCCCGGTTAGCACTGATTGGAAAGGGACATCCGAAATACTGCCGCCTACGGGTATCACTGTCGTGCTAACGATTTGGTATAAGTTATCGCTAGTATCTGAAATTTGCGCACCTGCCGGTATCGACGTTCCCGCCACACCGGTCAAAGTACAGTTAACGAGAGATGACGTTGCGGGTTGACGTGAAGCGCCAGTCAATGACATTAACGCATCGAGAAATATCCCGCCTGCTTCATTTGGGTTGATCTGATTGGCTAGAGTTGCGTTGTTATCTGCAACGGCGGTACGCGCCAGCGTTTCTGTAGCGATTAAAATACCTTGGGGGGTGTTCGGCGAAAGGTTTAGATCGCTACCAAACGCTGATAAATACTCGTCTTGTACTTCCGTCAGGATTACGCCCGAATCAACAATAATGACGCCGGTATTCGCTATAAAATTATAAACATCAGCCACTTGTTATCCCTCCGGAAACGATAGTACCGACCACGGGGCCTGATCCGAATGCTGTTCGAATAACCGCGGTATATGTTAGTTCATCTTCAACTTGTGAAGTTATTAAAGATACTACCTCCACGACATTCGGGACGGATAAAAACGCCGAACGTAAAGCCGCGTTAAACTGTTGAATATTCGGAACGCCCACCCAAACCGTTTGAAAATACGGAATCCCTTGATCTGTGTTAAAAATCATTTCGCCTAATAACGTTTCTGCCGCTTGCGAACACGCTTCAAGGGCTGCTTGGAGATCGAAACTCATTGAAATGTTATTATCGCCGTCAAGGTATAGATCATTGACCTTTACGCCCGGGATATTGTTATTAACGTTTGCTGCTAAAGTTTGCATGTTATTCCCTATACAAACGGTGTTATATCACCAGTGGCGGTTATGTCCCCGATAACTGCTAGTGTACCGCCGGGAGGTATAATCAAGGAAGGGTTATACCCGTCAATCTCAACTAAAGGGGCGGAAATTGTTATTTTTCCTGTCCCTAAAGTAATCTTAACCGTACCGTCTGTACTTTGTAAAACCGCGTTATCGGCGTCGTCCCCACCGATAGTATAATCTGTCATCACACTAGGGATAAATACGCCGTCCGAAAAACTTTTAATTCGACCGGTATTGGGCGCCGTCTCACTGTAGTTTTGTAGAAATAAAGAAATGTCGCGATCATTAGCAACTACCCAACCGAGATCGCCCTCTTTAAGCGGAAAGCTTAGGAAATACCCACCACCCCCAAGTAATAGGACGGGGATACTCGCAAGCTGTGGTCGCGAAATTTGCGCCCCTTGCGTCGTGACGACCGCAATCATTAATTGAACTTGTACTCGGTTCGTTGTGCGGTCATACGATATGACTTTCGCCGGTAACATACCGTTCACATTCTGCATGAGTTTTCGAAACGCGAAACGGATAGAACCTGCTAACGTTTCATTATTGACGGGATCAATGTCGGGACTATTGCCGGTTGAACTATTCATTATCTTTGTATCCTCGCAGCTTCCGCCACATAGTAGAATGGGACGTCCCTAGTTGCTATCTGAAACGCAAGTTTATAAATCACATAATCGCCGTTTATCGCTGGATATATTTTACTTTGGATTCTTAACGCGCCGCCTAATGTTGTTCGATTATCTAATAGAAATTTAACTTTAACGCCCCATTCCGTAAATTCAGGAATACCAATCATCCCCGTTTCGGCATTTAATATCCGTAAAGTATTATTTAATGGGATGAATGCGTTTTTAACAATTAACGTTCCATTATCAATAAACGCATTTATATTTCCTAAGGAATTCAAAAGGTCAACTTGATTTGTCGCGGCACCGGCGAAAGCGTAATTAGCTATATTGCGATCGGTAGCTTGGAAATTTAATATCGTTTGGTTATCTTGCGCTATCTGCGACGATATTTGTTTAAGTGTTGCTTGCCCCGGTTGATTTCGAGTTAATACATTCCCTTTAGTAAAATTACCCGTTAAGCACCGTAAGGTTATGCCAATGTCCGGCGGTTGCGATACACTAGATGTCACAATGTTTCCGCGATAGATAAGTGACGTTCCGTAAGACTGTCGCCCCGCTTCTACCGTTACGACTTTAGGCGTTTTATTTTTATTGTAGGGTGACGTTTCCGTAAGGATATAATCTTGTGTGGGTTTATCTAAATTTTCTATTAATATTTCGGCTTCATTTTGCAAAGCATTACCATAACGCGTACCCGTGATTGTAATAGCCAATGGTGACGAATAAGTTTTAACTACCCCATTCACCGTGATGCTGACTTTAACAATCCGCGGGTCTAATTCATTCATGTTCCAGCCCGTATCGCGACTAACTCATCCTGCGAGGCGTATACTAAATTCTGCGTTATGCCGAACTGACGCCAATCCGGATACTCGTCATTCATCGTTTCGACAATGAAATTCCCATCTTCAAGATACCGCGCAGGTATTAATGGGAAATCTGGAAGCGCACGCGCACCCGTTACTATGGCTACGTCATTGCGAATAATATCGAAAGTAGCGATTCCCGTCCCGGGACCGTCATCACGCGTGCCATGTACGTTAATAATATAATCGCTACCATTAAGAGTTAATGAGAGTGATTGATTTGGTATGTTAGTTAACGGAATTACAATCATAGCGGTTTACCTTCAACAACATGCTGTGCGTATGTAAATTGGCTAGTGCTAGCGGGCGTTCCCTGTTGGACACCGCGGTTAACTGTTGTGGTATTAGATGGATATTTCGGAACAATACCAAACTGCGCAGTCACAAATTGCACTTGCTTTAAACTCAAAGCGATTGTTAGCGCATCATAAATAGTCGGGTCTTCTTCGTGCGGAAGCGCCGAAATTAACTGATTCTCGTAAATCCCCGAACGAGTTTGAACGACGAGTAAAGTAGCATTAAAATAATATTGTCGAATCGCTTTATAAACACTCTGATAATTTTCGGATGCTAATATTAATGATAGTTCTATTTCGACCGGAAGTATCACTCTGTGGTCGCTAATTACCGAGCCGTTTTCGACTGGATGTTCCATCACTTTAGCTTGTTCTTTAACGACGGCTTTAATCGCTCGGGCATCTCTAAATAATTGTATGTAGTCTTGCGTAAATATCGCAACGGAATCGATCGCAAACGAAGGAAGCAAAGTATTGATAATATTTAACGGATTAAATGCCATTAGTACGATACCCCATCGGCAAATTCATTATTGGCTTGCCACAAATGCTCGCGTATTCCTTTGCCCAATCCTTTCGAAATACCTACCGCATCCGACGCTTGCGTGTGTACGGTTATCGGGCCGGTATTAACGTTATTATTTCGAGCGGACGAACGAGAATTAAAAATACTACTCGATGACTGCGAAGCAATCGGACTATTCGAAGCCTGACCTATTAAACTTTTTCCGCT